GCCCTGCAGCCCGCCATACGCTACACCAAAGACCAGTGCATGGACCTACCGCCCGTCGTCACAACGACGCGTGAGGTGCCGCTTACGCCGCAGCAGGCCAAGTACTACAACATGCTGAAGACGGCGATGGTGGCGCAGGCTGCAGGCGAGACGATCACGGCAGTCAACGCAGCGGCTGCGTTGAACAAGCTGCTGCAGATCAGTTGCGGCGTGGCCTACACGGACAACCAGGAGACGGTCGAGTTCGACGCTACGCCTCGCTTGAACGTGCTGCTGGAGGCGCTTGAGCAGACAGAGCGCAAGGTCATCGTGTTCGCGCTGTTCCGCGCAGCCATCTCTACTATCAACAACTTCCTCAACAAGCGCGGCTACGCTTGCGAGGAGATCCACGGCGGAGTCACGGCCAGCCAGCGGACGGACATCATCAAGCGCTTCCAGACCCATCCCACGCCGCGTGTGCTCGTCATGCAGCCCCAGGCTGCAGCGCACGGCATCACGCTGACGGCTGCGGACACGGTGATCTTCTACGGCCCTCTGATGAGCGTGGAGCAGTACACCCAGGCCATCGCCCGCGCCGACCGCAAGGGGCAGGACTCGGACAAGGTCACCGTCATCCACATTCAGGGCTCGCCCGTGGAGAAGAAGATGTTCGCGGCGCTCGCGGGCAAGGTGGACGATGCCCGCCTGCTCGTGGACCTGTTCAACGAGGAGCTCAAGGAAAGGGGGTTGCCCGACGCGAAGGGCCGTGTGTAAAATGTTTGACAAGCGGGCCGCAGGACCCGCCCAACCAAAGGAGCAAGCATGGATCAGGAAGAAGTACCGCTGGACAAGCTGGTGCGCATCTACATGAAGATGCGGACGAAGCTGTCCGAACTTGATGCCGAGGTCGAAGGCATCAAGGAGCAACAGCAGTTGATCAAAACCGAGATCAAAGACCGTATGAGGTCTGTCGGCGCCAAGTCGATGAAGACCGAATACGGCACTGTGTCGCTGACCGAGAAGACGCGCTACTACACCCAGGACTGGGACTCGTTCAAGCGCTTCGTCATCGAGAACGACGCAGTCGATCTGTTGGAGAAGCGCATTGCGCAGACCAACATGAAGCTGTTCTTGCAAGAGAACCCCACACTGGTGCCCCCGGGTCTGAACTCGGACACCGAAATCGACGTTTCAATCCGCAAGGCTGCGGCGTAAGGAGCTATCCACGTGAGCAATATCGCACTCTTTTCTTCGTCCAACGTTCCGGCATTCGCCAAGAAGCAGGAGCTGTCGGCACTGGCCAAGTCGCTCTCGGGCGGCGCTGGTGGCGGCGGCAAGCGCATCTCCATCAAGGGCGGCGTGTTCCGCCTGCTGGTGGACGGCAAGGAAATCGCCGCCATCGAGGAGCGCTACCTCGATGTGGTCCTGGTGAACGCCGCGCCCAAGATCGGGCGCACGTTCTACATGAAGACCTACGATGGCGACACGCCCAGCGCCCCGGACTGCTGGAGCGCCGACGGCGAGAAGCCCGACGCCACCGCTGCCAACCCGCAAGCGTCGAACTGCGCAAGCTGCCCGCAGAACGCCAAGGGCTCGGGGCAAGGCGACAGCCGCGCCTGCCGCTTCAGCCAGCGTCTGGCCGTGGTGCTGGCCAACGACATCGAGGGCGATGTCCTGATGCTGCAGGCGCCTGCGGCGTCGATCTTCGGCAAGGCCGAGGGCGAGAACATGCCGCTCCAGGCGTACGCTCGGTTCCTGGCGGCGCAAGGCGTGTCCCCCGAGACGGTGGTCACCCGGATGAAGTTCGACACCAAGGCGGAGGCGCCCAAGCTGTTCTTCAAGCCCATGCGCTGGCTGACCGAGGAGGAGTACGCCGCTGCGACGCAGCAGGGGCAGAGCCCGGAGGCCAAGCAGGCCATCACGATGACCGTGGCGCAGATGGACAAGGTGGCTGCTCCTGCTCCCATGGAGCTTCCCGGCAAGCCCCCGCAGCGCGCGGCTGCCCCCGCCCCTGCCCCGGCGCCTGCGGCTGAGGATGATGACGAGCCCGCGCCGCCCCCGCCGCGTCGTGGCCGTCCGCCCAAGGCCGTCGTCGAGGCCCGCAAGGCCGCAGAGGCGGCTGCAGAGGAGCCGCCCGAGCCGGTCGTCCAGCGTGCGCCTGCCCCGCCCGCTGCCGCGCCCAAGACCCCGCTTGCGAAGCTCGCGGAAGATTGGGATGATGAGTAGCGCTAGCTTTGGTAGGGGCTTCGGCCCCTACTTTTTGGAGCACACATGAAGCAGTACAACACTGTCGTTTCACGTGAAGAAGTTCTGGCGTTGCTTAATTACAATCCTACAACCGGGTTGTTTACGCATCGTGTTAAAGGGCACCGGCGTGCAGTCGGACAAGTCACTGGCCGTTTAGACCGCAAGGGCTACGTGCGTATTCGTTTGCTAGGCTACGAATTCAAAGCGCATCGGCTTGCTTGGCTAATCGTCCACGGCGAATGGCCAAAAGCGGAAATAGATCACATAAATGGCTGCCCTAGTGATAACCGTATTACTAACTTGCGTGACGTATCTGTTGCAGAAAACGGATGGAATCGTAAGAAAGCAATGCGTAACAATAAACTAGGGGTGCTCGGCGTTTGCGCCGTCGGCGATAAGTTTCACGCACAACTTGGTGTCAACGGAACGCGAAAAAGCCTAGGCTTCTTCGAGTCTGTTGAAGAGGCAAAAACAGCCTACATCAACGCTAAAGCGGTGTTTCACCAACTACAGTGATGCCCTACTCAACCGACACCATCTACAGGGTCAAGAAAGGACCGAACAACCTGGGCAACACGCTCGGGCGGCTCGCGGTTGATCTTGACTTCTCCGTACAGCGCATCGCCAAAGCCACTAACGCCACTAGACAGACCGTCTACAACTGGCTATCCGGTGGAGAGGTTATGGGCGCCTACCGCCCGCCAGTCGAGCGCTTGATCAACATACTGCAGACAGCAAAAACTGCTGACGAAGCCTGGGGAGTAGCATGCCGGGAATTCAACCTTCAAGCCTGACGCCGAGTGAACTCGTGCGCTACGCCGAGCAGTTCAACATCAACGGTCTGCCGAAGCACTGGTGCCAGGAGCTTATCGCTACGCTTGATGCGTATGTGACGAAGTACGGCGACGACGCCGTAAAAGCAGAAGACAAAACAAAGCCCCTTTTCTGAAAGAGGGGCTTTTACATGGAACCGCAAGAGTTTCTTGCGGCGGTCTTGCCGCCGCCGGGGCACGGCTACTATTGTGTAGCCGCAATAACTCCCAAGAAAAAAGAGCATCATTTTGCTCAAGACATAGGGGGCGTGCTGCCAAAGACGCAGCAGTGGTTGGAAGAGCGCAAGGATGTCTACTTCGCGCTGTCCACGTTCAAAGAGCGGGGTTCCCGCGAAGCAGTCAACGCCGCCTACATCAAGTCCGTGTTCATCGACATGGACGGCTACGCTTCCAAGAAGGCAGCAGCAGAGGCGCTGAGCACATTCCTTGCGCGCACGGGTCTCGACACGTTCGGCACTCCGTGGGTGGTCGCCTCGGGCGGCGGGCTGCACTGCTACTGGGCGCTGGAGGAGCCGGTCGAGATCGCGCAGTGGAAGCCCGTGGGCGAGGCGCTCAAGCGTCTGTGCAAGCAGGAGTCGCTGGCCATCGACATGACGGTGCCTGCCGACGCTGCCCGGGTGCTGCGCGTCCCAGGCACGTGGAACTTCAAGCCCAAGTACCCCGAGCCCAGGCCCGTCAAGCTGCTGGTCGAGGGCTGCACGGTGCCGTTCGAAGCGTTCTCGCAGCACATCTTCTCGCTGGTGGGTGAGCCAGAGGCGCCCATGCCCACGCTGTCCCTGCCAGGGACACGCCCAACGCCCACGGCGACGGGCGTGAAGCTCATGGAGAACAGCACCACCCGGTTCAAGAACATCATGCAGCGCACCGGTGCAGGCGACGGATGCGCCCAACTGGCCTACTTCGTGGAGCACGCGGCGGATGACGGCATGGAGCCGCTGTGGCGCGGCTGGCTGTCTCAGGCGAAGTACTGTGCGGACGGTGAACGCGCCGCGAAGTGGCTGAGCGATCTGCACCCCTACGACACGCAGCGCATGCAGATCAAGCTGCGGGAGATCAAGGGGCCATACCCCTGTCTGAAATTCGACAGTGAGAACCCAGGCGTCTGCGAGGGCTGCAAGCATTTCGGGAAGATCACCAACCCCCTGGCGCTCGGCAGAGAACTGATCACCGACAACGCTCCGAAAGAGATCGAGATCACGCCCACCGATCCGGAAGATCCTGAAGCACCGCCCATCACGGTCGTCCGCCCCACGCCCCCCAAGGGCTACTCGTACGGCGCCAATGGCGGCGTGTACGTGGACAAGATGGTGGAGGAAGCCGACGGCACGAAGCGCAAGCGTCAGGTGCTCATCCTCCCCTACGATCTGTTCGTCGTGGACCTCTTGAGCAAGGAAGGCGAGCACACCGTCCACATGGTGGCCAACCGCCCCAACAAAGCCATCGACATCCTCATGGCGCAGCGTTACGCGGTGTCCAAGGATGAGTGCATCAAGACCCTTGCGCAGCAGAACATCATCGCGGCGTACGGCCCCAACAACGATGTCAACCTTTATGAGTACGTCAGGGCGTGCGTGGTGGAGGCCAGCACATCCAAGCAGCCAGTCATCATCCCGCAGCAGTACGGTTGGCAAGAAGACAGCTCGTTCGTCTACTCTGGGCGGGTGTTCCGCCCCGACGGCACCTCCCGCACGGTGCCCATGCCTGACCTAGCGAACCTCACGCGCAACACGCGGCAGCAGGGCACGCTGGAGGAGTGGCGCAAGCTGCCCCAGATGCTGATCAGGCGCAAGCTCTTCGACCATCTGGCCATCGCCAGCATCGCCTTCGGCTCCCCGCTGATGCGCTTCACCCAGATGAGCGCGTTGACCTTCCATGCAGGCTCGACCGACTCGGGCACCGGCAAGTCGCTGGCCCTGTCGCTGCTGAACTCCGTGTGGGGGCACCCGATCCGATACCGCACCGGCAAGAGCACGAGCCCGGTGACCATGCAGCAGCGCATGGGCAACCTCAACAGCCTGCCGTTTACCAGCGACGAGATCACGCACAAGTCGCGGCAGGACATGGAGTGGTTCCCGGGGTTCATCTTCGATGCGTCCGAGGGCCAGGGCAAGGAGAAGAGCGAGGCGCACCACAACCGCGAGCGCATCAACAACGTCTCGTGGTCCATGATCCCGCTGCTGACCTCCAACACGCACATGCACGACTACATGTCGGGCGCACGCAACCACACCTCGCAGGGCGAACTGCTGCGCATGCTGGAGTGGACGCCCGAGGTCAAGCTGGAGTGGTCCGCCGAGGAGGAAGAACTCCTGAAGCTGCTGAACAGCCACTACGGTGTGGCAGGAGAGCGCTACGTCAAGTGGCTTGTGCAGAACCAGGAGCAGGCGCGTAGCATCACGATGCAGGTCATTGCGCAGATCAAGCGCGACTGGCAGATGAGCGGAGATGAGCGCTTCTGGGCTGCTGGCTGTGGCTGCGTGATCGCCGGGGCGATACTGGCGTCGAACAAGTACGCGAACATCATCGACCTGCCGGTGGACGGCATCATCGAGAGCCTGCACAAGCTGGTGATCAAGGCCCGCAAGATCGTCAAGTCGGGTACCCGCACCGCAGAGGATGTCCTGAACGCGTTCACCCGGGAGCACTTCGGTTCGTTCGTGGTGCTGCGCATCAGCAACGGGTCGCTCATGGCGGCGCTTGGCAACGGCCAGGAGATCGACCAGACCATCACGCGCAGCAAGGTCATGGGGCGCGTGGAGCACGAGATCGCCAAGCGTGGCTACGTTGAGTACTTCATCGAAGAGCAGGTGCTCAAAGCGCACTGCGTGTCGATGTCGTTCGGCTACGAGGCGTTCAAGCGCAACATCCAGGCCATCCGTGGCTACGTCGTGCAGTTCACGCGCAAGGACATGATGGCCAAGACCAAAGGCCCGCAGATGCGCGTACGGACGATCAGCATCAGCCGCCCCATCGAGGACGACACGAATGCCGAGCTACTTCCCGTGGGACAAGCTTGAGCGGGGGCAGGGCTTCTTCGTTCCCGCGCTTGACCTGGACGCCACGCGAGAAGCGGGACTGCTGGCTGCAGTCCCGCTGCGCTTGAAGGACGCCCGCGCTACCTACGGCATCAGGGACGGGCGGCTTGGGGTGCTGTTCTACCGGAAAGCCCCTGCACGGCCTGAGCGAGACGAATCTTCGCCTGACGCGCCCGGTCAAGCTCCGCCCGCTTCCGATCAGGCGTGAGGGTGGACGCCCGCACCTCCCGTTCGAACTCGGTGATCTGCCCCATCTGCTCCCTGAACGCGCCTGCCACGGACGCCAGGGATAGCTCGTCGGCCTTCTCCTCGGCGTAGCGCTTGGCCTGCTCGGGCTTGTTTTCCGCGAGCATGCGCTTGTAGGTCTCCTGCACCTGACGGACCTTGTTCATGCGCTCGTAGACGAGGTCGATGATGCCGCTGGCGTCCTTGGGCTGGAACAGCGTGCCGACCAGCGGGAGGTCTGACGGGCGCTTGGTGGCGGGCGCAGGGCCCTCGCCAGTACCGGCAAAGGGCGCACTGAGCGCGGAGATGAGCGCCATGCCCATCTGGCCGGTGTAGCCGCTGATCAGGAACTCCAGCTTGATGGGGGAGAAGCCCGTCATCTCGCCCACGGTCTTGGCAAGCTCCGTGGTGCTCTCCCGAGCACGGTACCCAGGTTCGATGGCTTGCTCCCGAGCGGACTCGATGTCGCGCCCGGTGTAAAACGACACGCCAGAGCCGTATTCCAACAGCGGCTTGACGGCTGCAGGGATCATGTAGGACGAACCGCCAGGGATCATCTGCTGCACGATGTGCTTCAGCGCCTTGAGTGCTTCTTCGCCGCCTTCCTCGTTGGCCAGCGTGTTCACGATGGCCTCGGGCAGCGCCTTGAAGATGTAGCCCAGTTCGAACGGGATGGGCAGACGGATGGGCTGCTCGACGCCAGGGAGATTGACGAACCAGTTCCCGTACTTCTCCTCGGGCTTGGCGTTCTTGTACGCCTCGT